CAGAAAAGCTCTTACGCTGTCCCCAGGTGATGTTTTCCGAAATGCTACGGCTTTCCTCTTGTGCAAGGCTGGACATAATGGTAATCAGCAACTCACCCTTGCCGTCAAAGGTGTAAATACCTTCCTTCTCGAAATAGCACTCAACACCGTTTTCCTTCAACTTGCGGATGGTAACAAGGCTATCAACTGTGTTTCTTGCAAAACGGCTGACCGACTTTGTAACGATGAGGTCAATCTTGCCATCCAATGCATCCGCAATCATCTCCTTAAAGCCATCGCGGTTTTTCGTATTTGTGCCGGATTTTCCTTCATCGGTGTATACCTTTACAAATTCCCAATCAGGGTTATTCATAATCAATTTTGTGTAATAATCCACCTGTGCCTCGTAACTGGTGAACTGTTCATCGCTGTCCGTGGAAACACGGGCATAACCGGCAACCCGTCTTTTTCTGGCATTGATTGAAGGTAAGTTTGTCAATGGATTTATTGTTGCAGGTATCATCGTAACTTTAGGCATTGTTGTTCCTCCTCTCAAGGGTTTTATTTCTTGCTGCGACCTTCATTTCTTCTGTCCAGCTTTCACTGCGAGAACGGTCTTTCCACGCTGTTTCCGTTTCGCTGCCGTCATAAAAGCAAAACCTTAGAATGTTGCCGTTACACACATAAACGTGCTTTACGCGCCTTTTAAATTCGTTTTCATCAAAGTGCGTGTGGCCCAGCACTTCAGCGGAAACAGCAATCAATGTTTCTTCGGGGATTTGCTTTGAAGCACAGGCGTCTTTTCCCAGGGTGTTGAATGTGTTGCAGATCCAAACCACCCTGGCTTTTGTTGTCTTGCGCCTATAGTTCTTACCGCAGTTTTCGCATACGAGCATACCTGTAAATGGGTATGTTGTTTTTTTGGCCGGTTTCTTCGTGAACTTTGATGCCCGTTTCGCTTTTTCCTGTTGAACAGCGGTAAAGGTTGCAAGGTCAATAATTGCCTCGTGGGTATCCTCTGCGTGGTACATTGGCTGTTCGCCTCGGTTCACCTTCGTCTTTTTCGTGATGTGATTCTCACGGAATGTCTTCTGCAATATCAAGTTCCCGGTGTAATTGTAATTACCGAGCATTTTGGAAATAACCGAGGATTTCCATAGCTTGTTGCAAGGCGAAGGTATTCCGTCCTCATTCAGCCTCTTGGCAATAGCAGTGTAGCCGTAGCCGTCAAGGTAGTCTCTGTAAATCCTACGGACGATTTCTGCCTCTTCAGGAATAACACTGTATTTCCCGTCTTTAAGACAATATCCAAGCATTGTTCCTCTCCAAGGCAATCCCGCCTCGAAGTTACGTTTGATGCGCCACTTTTGATTTTCGCTTGCGGAGCGGCTCTCTTCCTGTGCGTATGATGCAAGGATTGTCATCATCAACTCACCGTCACCGCTTAAAGTGTGAATGTTCTGTTCCTCGAAAAAAATATCCACCCCCCAGGCTTTGAAATCACGGATGGTCTTTAAGAGCGTCACGGTGTTCCTTGCAAAGCGGGAGATGGACTTTGTGATAACCATATCGATTTTACCGGCACGACAGTCTTCAATCAGTCTTTGAAAATCATCTCTTGAATCCTTTGTTCCGGTTTTTGCTTCATCGGCATAAACGCCTACGTAAAGCCAATCTTCGTGGTTTTGAATTAGTTCGCTGTAACGGCTGACTTGTGCAGAAAGTGAATGTAACATTGCATCCTTGCCGCAAGACACGCGGGCGTATGCAGCCACTCTCTTTTTTCCAACCAACCGCGGCGGTCTTGATAAAATAGTTACTGTTTTAGGCATTTTGTCACCTCCTCGTGTGACATATTACCTCTACTATTACTATATAGCAAGTCAATTCCGCGATATAAACTACACAAAGATATTCCGTTTCTCTCCGCAACGATTGTATCAATTATGGCGTAATCTTCCGGGGTTAAAATCCCCATTGAGAGCATCTTTTTGAACTGCGCCATTGAAGAAAGGTATCCTTCTAATTTTGCTCTATACTCATTGGTCATTGCGTGTATCCTCCCTTCCAAAGCGGTCGGATATATAGCAAGCGTGGGAGCAATATTTTCTGTGCTTATTACCATAGGCAGTAAATGCAGTGCCACAATGGGCGCAAACAAAATCATACAGTGCCTTTCTTTTTACAAGCATTTGATGGCTATTCCACCACAACACTCTGCACTTATCACAGCAGAATTTTTTTGGCTTACGCTTGGGGATGATTTTTATTGCTTTTCCACACTGTAAGCAGATTTTATCTTTCTTGGTTTCACCCAATATACAATACCGACGATAAAACGAACGCACCGTATTCTCCGGCAAGTTTAATCGCTGCCCAATTTTGGCATAGCTGAGTCCTTCAGCGCGTAAAACTTTAATTTGAGACTTCTGATTATCGGTCATTTACACAGCCTCCTTTCATATCTACGGAGATTTGGAGGCTGTTTTGTAGGGGTGTTTCTGGGAACTTTTTTTATTTTGAGCAAAAAAATAACGCCCACCGAACCTCGAAAGGAACGATGGGCGTCATAGGGTTAGTTAGGGATTTTCAGTTTGTTTCCAGTGTAAATTACATTGGACTTGAGACCGTTGAGTTTCACGATTTCAGGATAGCGGTTGCCATCACCAAGATACTTCTTGGCAATTGCCCACAGGGTGTCTCCGTGAACAACGGTGTGGACGCGGTAGGTTTCTTCAGCCTTGGCTGCAGAGACAACCTTGAGGTTCTCCACAGCAACCCAGGTGTTAATACCGCTTACCACATCACCACCGGTCTTTTTGACCTTCTTGCCGAGCAGAACGCAGGTTTTACCACCCTTGGTTACGGGTTTGCCTTTATAGGTGGTCTGCGTTACGATGTGATGCCAGTTCTTAACCCAGGCGGGGATTTCCTTGGTGGTAGGATTGTACTTCACGGAATCAGCGGTGAACTCAACCGTATCGCCTTCCTTGATTTCAGAAGTGACGGTGACGGTAGTGGAAGTGGTCGGCTTCCCGGTAGTTGCGGGAGCAGAGTCTTCCTTCAGCTTTGCTGCCACCTCTGCACGGAAGGTGTCCATAGACTTTCCGTGCTTGGGGAACCAGTGCATAACGTCACCGTGATTAGAGGCAACACCCTGCTTGTAGCCTTCGCTGTGGCAGATGATGTTCTTCTCGGTGAGACCGTATTCCTTGCAAAGGTAAACGCAGAGGTCGATTGCCTCCTGGTACACCTTCTTAAAATAGGTCGCATCAGCAAGACCATCTTCACAGATTTCAAAGCCGATGTGGGTGTTGTTGGCAGATCCGCCAGCGTGCCAACCACGGTGATTCCAAGGCAAACACTGATAGGTTGCCACGGTGCCGTCAGCCAACTTGCCAATGAAACCGTGAACGCAGACTTCACGACCACCGGGATGATAGGTGTTCCAGTGGTTGTTGTACTGGTTCTTGCCAAGTCGGCCATCATCGGGACCGACATATCGTTTCAGCCAAGGGTTATTGGCACCAGTGGAGTGAACCATAATGCCCTTGACGGTGATTTTCTTACCTGCCTTATAGCAGGCATTTTCGGTGAGAAAAAGCTGATACAGTTTCATTTATTTGTCCTCCTTTTTCGTGAGCTGTTTAACTGCCTGATTAGTACCCGTTGCAGAGAGACCGCTTGCAGAGCCGAGGATGATAGCAACGAGTAAGTTTTCCGTACCCATCACGCCGGGAACGAAATAGAACGCGATTACACCGGAAATCGCACCGAGAACGCATGCAATGAGAGGAATGAAGCGTTTGAACTTCTCGTCTCCGCCCATTGCGGTTTTCACGATGTCGATGATGGTGTACACGATTGCCGCCAACGCGGGAATGGTTGCGATTTCATAGTTTGTCATAGCACGATACCTCCTTATTTGTGTGCCTGTTTGTTGATATGGTTTTCTAACTGTTCAATGGCTTCTGTTACGGGGCCATTGCACCCTTGTTCCTTCAAACCCATAAGGCAAGCAAGAACACCGTGGACAAGCACGGTCTGCTCCTCCTTGATGGACTTGATATCGTTGTCTTGCTTTTCCTGTTTCAAGAACCAACGATAGATTGCGAAAATTGCTCCGAAGATGACACCGAGAGCAGTAATCGCAGCCGCCAAAGTGGTGAGATTGATTTCCATAGGCTGTTTCCTCCTTGTTAAGATTTGGGTATGAAAAAGGCACCCCTGGGCGGAGTGCCATAATTCCTTATTTCAGCCAGGATGGTTTATCCGGCTTGTTGCGTGTATCGGTAACATCGAGCCAGTCCTGGTACCATTTACGCAGTTCCTTCGTCTGCTTTTCCGTAAGGGTGTCATACCATAGCCACCCTCGGTTAATCACAGAAAAGCATTCATTTTCTCGCTCGATACGAAGTTGAGCGTTTTCCGCTTCCGTTTGAATAATACCGGCTTGTTCTTCATCAAAGAAAAGCTGACCGTCCCTAATACGATAGGCACGGTAATTACATTCAAAGTGGTCGAGGTCGGTGGGAGCGTCAATGTCCGTGCTGCCTACGATGTTTCCATAGGTTGCATAGCTTTCAACAAAGCCGTTTGCATCTACCTTAATTTTCATTGCGAGACCTCCTTAGTTGATTCCAAATACTCGTGTGATTTGCCCAGAGGAGCTACTTGCTTTCCAAGTAAGCGTTGTAGTTGAGCCGGAATACTTAACAGCGAAAGATACATAGTTTGATTCGTCCGCAAGCTGATAGGTCACATCGGACGTGGTAATTAGACCCTTGGGCAGTGTTATCGACTCAAGTGCCGAGGAAGATTTCGGCCTTCCAATAATCACATAAGCACTGTAACTGCCGTAATTAAATGTGATACTTCCGCTTGTGAGCGTTCCACTGTAAAGAGAAGTTGCCGCGATGCCGAGATTGGTTCTTGCTGCCGCCGCAGTGGTAGCACCAGTACCACCCTTACCCAATGGGATGGTTGCTCCGCCAGAATGATAAACGGTGTAACGAGTACCGGGGTGTGTGTCAGTTGCCACATTCGGTGCGTAGTACAGTGTTCCAGAGTAAGAATAAAGCCTATCCCAGGTAGTGGAACTGCGGTAAAAATTAATGCCTTCACCCTGGGAGTCAACCGCATCCAGCAAATATAATCCGTTGATGCCGATAATGTCCGAGTTCTGCATATTGATACCGTAAACACCATCAACCCAATACTGGCTTCCCGTTACATTGATAACCTTGGGAGCAATGGTCTGCCCACTGATAAGATTCGTACACGCTGCCGCCGCAGTAGTCGCACCCGTACCGCCCTTTGCGATAGTGACCGCAGAGGACAACTTGGAAGGCGCAAGCGCGCCGTTGAGGGTTGTTGCCGTAACGGTTGTCGCTGTAACTGTGCCGGACACCTTGGCATCACCGACTACGTCAAGTGCAACTTCCGGGTCAGGGGTGTTAATGCCGACCTTCTTTTTACGCAATGCCACAAGAGGAGTTCCCTGAGGAACTACATAGTAAAGGTCAACCGAGGACAGCGAATTCAACTGGTCTCGAATTTGGAGATGGAAGTCGTAGGATGAGTTGGCATCCAGGCTACACAGTTCTAAATTGGAGAAGGAGTAAGATGTTCCGCTTTTGGTTACCGAGGACAGAATTGAGGTATATGAGCCATAGGATGAGGCACTTGTCAGTTTGTATCGGTAACGCACATATAAAAGGCTGTTCTTTTGAGTGCCGGAAACCGAAATAGCAGAAATTGTACCGTTAAATGCAAGCTGCATTTCTGCCTCGATATCGTTAGTTCTTCGAAGCGTTAAAGACGACACCTTCGGCTTTGCGTAAGCAATAACGGTAATCTGCTGTGTCTTGCTGACTGTGTATCCACGGGAGTCTGTGGCAGTTACCACCACATCCAAAGTGCCAGACTTGGCAACTGCACCAAGGTTTATAACCTCTCCCGTTGTATTGGAGAGAGTCACACCGTTGCAGGTGGCAGAATAGGTGGAAATTGTAGCGTTATTCCTTGCCGTGGCGGTGCCGGGGGTAACATACAAATATGAGTAACTTTGGATGAATACTTGGTCATTTCCCGTTACTGTGGAGGTAGCGGAACGACCGTCATAAAAAGTAAAAGCACCCATCGTGGGTGCAGAGTTTGCAGAGGTTGTCTGAACGGTTGCTGTCTTTGTGGAGGTGGAGCCGATCTGCGTTGAACCGCTGTATGTCAGCAAGGCGAATGTCGCAGTAAAAGATTTAACGGAAGCCATAGCCGTGAGGAGTGTTGTCCTCTGTGCCGACGTCAGCGTTATGGTTCGTGTGGCCGTACCCTTTGTCCAGGATAGCCCGGTAACCTCCAAATAGACCGTTGAACCGTTTTTGATTTGCAGTTTATGGGTATAGGCGGCATCATACACCGTGGTGCTCATACTGATACTGACAGAAGAAACATCGGCTGTAAGTGCCGAAACGCTATCAATGGTGGAGCCGCCCAGGGTCTTTGCGGATACTGCACTTGAAGTGCCGTAGACCTGGTTGGACTTCTTTCTCGCACGGACTTTGACCGAATACGAGGTGTTCGGTGTCAGTGAGGACAGTGTGGTATTTGCACTCGTACCCGCTGTGGTAGAAAACTGTGTCCAGTTCGTGCCACCGTTGGTGCTGTACTGCCAAATATCAGCAGTTGCCGAAGAGGTGGCGCTAATCTTAAAGCCGTTAGCGGTGATATTGGACACACTGCAAGATACTGTCGGTGCAGTTCGGTCAAGGGAATCCAGGTCAATAGTTGTAGATGCCGTAATGGTGCCGATGCTCGTACCGCTATAAGTACCGCTAAATCGCCAAGATGCGGAAAGCGCCACGCCTGTTTTTGTACCGTTGCTATTGTGAGCAACACGGACGGTATAGGTTTTCAGCAAGGTTGTGTCATAGCCGGAAACGCTATCGCTGATGGCGGGCGCGGTGTAGGTTTCAGAAACACCATTGATGGATACCGTGGAGTCAGAACGAGAACCTACCGACAGCGTATAATATTTCAAATACACATTCAGCGTAACGTCAGAATAGTTACCAGTAACACTCTGCGATGCCGACCAGGTACAGTAAAGGCCGAAGTTGTTAACCGGGTAATTGGAAAAACTACCGCTTGTAGCCATAATATCTCCTTTCCCGCTTAATCAAGGATAACGATATTAAGTCCCTCTGATGCAGTGGGCATCGGCACAAACTTGGTTCTGCCAACCGTCAATTCACCATCCACCGTGGTCTTCTTGGTGATGGTTTCATCCTTGTTCAGCGTGAATATCTTTTCTTCATTGTAGTAGCCGGAAAATTCCGTGTTGTTAATTACCGTCCTTTGAGCGGAGTCTGCGTTGGAAACCTCGATACCACGGCGGTCGATTTTAACCTCGGTGGTGTAGATCTCATTGGGAGCGGGAGTCCATTTGTGAATGGTCGTTCCTTCTGCCAAAATGATGTCCGAGAGGTACAGACTTGCCAAGCGGTTATATGCGTAAATGGTAATGGTGCTGTCCTGCACGTCGGGAATAATCGCATTGTATTCCGTCCACCCAAAGGTCGAGGAGGTGTTGAACAGATATTTCACCATAGAACCGTTGTACTTCACATAGAAATACGAAGAATAACTCGCACCCGTTTTCTTTGCACGGAGCGAAATAACATAGGACGAGCCAGGGACAACACCCGTTATTACTTGCTTGAGCGTGGAACTATCCCCAAGCACAAAGCAAGAATCGGAGGTGGTGTTGTTTTGAACATCGGTTGAGCTATCGGTTGCTACCGTGCCGGATATCGTCCAATCATCGGTAATGCCGTTAAGACCGGCAGAGTTTTTTACAAAGTTGATGCCTCCGGCAAACTGCTCGCTCATTGTAAGCGAAAGGCCATCAACGGTGTGTTCCAGTTCGGAAATCTGCTCTTGCATCTCAAGAACGGTTTCCTTTTCCCCGGACACTTCACCGCTGACGGTTTCTACTGTTTTTGTGAGGTTTGAAACATAGCTGTTCAAGCCATCAATGGATGTTTGGAACTCACCAAAGCGAGAGGTGTGGGTGGACACGGTAACACGAAGTTCTTCCAGGTTGTTTTGAACAACCCAGCCGAGTCCATCCCATACCATAGTTTCCGGCGGGACAGTTGCCGTATTTACCCAAAGCATACCGATGTACGGGTTCTCGGGTGCGACATCAGAAGTGATAACATCGCATAAATTGACGATGGTAAATTGTGCAATCGCCCGCATAAAAACTCCTCCTTACAGCGTTACAACTACCATAAAGGTTGCCTTTGTCGCAACGTCGGAAGAAGAAACGGACAGCGTTTTGCCGGTCTTGCTGCCGGAAGTACCCCAAGAGGTATCGATAGCGCCATCTTTGTTGTACTTTGTCCAGGTGTAGGTGCCTTTGCCTTCCGCATCGATTTCCGCACCTGCCTGGTAAACAACTGCGGTAAGAACAGTAGAACCGACACCGTTCTTAAAGACATCTCCGCCCGTGGAGGTAACCACAACCTGGATGGGATCGGAGTTGTCGATAAAGGTCGCAACATCGGTAAAGGAACTGTTGTAGGTGCTGGAAGTGCTGTCGGAGTCGGTTGCTACGCACTTAAACACTGCATAGCTGTCAACGGCGGCAGCGTACACGGTAATGGTTGCCGTGGTAGTGCCGGTGTACATACCCGTGCTGTCGGACAGCTTTCTCCAACCAGTGCCGAATGCCGCGTCGTATCCGGCAGAAGAACTGGAAGTTACGGTAGAGTCCATCACACCCCACTTGTAAGTGACGTTGGTGGTGTCCACAGTAGAACCGCGCCACAGTTCTGCCTTTGCGGTGAGGGTTGCAACCTCACTGTTCTTGAAGACATTACCGTTGGGGGTAGTAATGAGCAGATCCGTAATGCCGGAGCCGTTAACAACACGGGAGAAAGAAATAGTCAGCGGATGCGTGAGGGACAGACCCGTGGAATCATCCTTATAGGTGATAACGCAACGGTAATCGATACCGGGCAAGCCTGCCATCACGTTGCCTTTGATGGTCAAAATATGGCTCTTTGCACCGCTGAGTGCGTAGTTGCCGGAACTGGTAATAGCAGTTGTGGAACTGCCTACATACCATTTGACCGAAGTGACATTGGTAGATGTAATTTTATCGGTAGTTGTACCGATAACATAGAGGCTGGGGGTCAATACCACATTAGTCGTAGACCAATCCGGGGTGTAGGTGCCGTTATCGGGATTGTACATCTGCGTTTTAGCGTGGCTCGAACCGATATAGCCGGTTAAGGTTAAGGCGTCATTGTAGTCAATAATCGTAAATTGACCTTGTGCTTTACTCATTTGGAATCCTCCTTAAATTCAGCCGAGCAGGCTGTTTCTTGTAGTGGTGTCGATGAGGTCGCAGAAGAAGGTTGCCCTTACCTTGACATCATCGGAGACGATTTCGATGGATTTGCTGCCACCGAAGTGTGCATCATTCCACAGCTTATCGGCTTCGGCATCATCGGAAACCCTGGTCCAGATGAACTGGTTGTCATCCAAAGTGTCGGTGATGTTTTCATCCCAAGAATAAACTGTGGCATAAAGGGTTGTGCGGATATTGTTATTTTTGAAGATATTTCCGTTAGAAGAACTGATAACCAAGCGGTACATCTTCTGTTCCTCAATGGTCGAAATGCGGTCTTCCACTTTCTCCACGGTTTCCGTGGTCGCATAAGCACGGAGTACGACTTCGCCGGTCTCCAAGTCCCAATAGGAAGAACCGTCCTGGGATTGAAGAACACCCGCTTTGATGATGTTTGCCACCAAAGAGCCGGAAGTAATAAAGTCGGCAACAATCTGCCCGTCAGCGGTGATTGCTGTTTCGTAGGGACCGTTGTAGCCGTTCTTGGAGAAGCCAAGACCGCCAACATTCCATCTCCAAACCTTAACCGCTTCACCGATTGTAGGGGCATCCAAAATGAGCAGTTCATAAGGTTTGCTCGTATCGGTGTCAGTGTGGATAACCACATAGCCTCCCGTCTGCCCGGTAATGAGACCCGTGGCATTTTTTATGGCCGAGTTCATAAGTGCAGGAAATCTGTCGATTTTTGTCGATGCTTCCTCTGCGGCGGCTTCGGCAGCACTTACATTGTTCAGCAAGTTTGCCTTTGCAGAACCGAGTGTGATAGACACATACTTTTCTGCCAGGGTGTCATACACCGTGGTGATAACCTTCGCTTTAGCCGTAATACCGAGAACACTGTGGCGGATGGTAACGGTGTCGCAAAGGGACACACGCTCCAAGACGGCCACATAGTCCGGCTGTTTCCAAAGCGGCTCAAAGGCAACGGTCAAAGTAGGAACGGCTGTGCCGAGCGGATTATTTTTGAGATAGTTGTTTGCGTAGGCACGGAGTCCTTCTTCAGTGACAGGGTTCTCTTCATCGAAGTATTCTGTGAAGTCCTTAATAAGGGTCTTTCGCTGCACCAGGGTTGCATCAGCAATGGGCAACAACACTTCCGAAAGCGTGATGACCGTTTCTGTTCCGTCCTCTGCGGTGATAACCGCATACGGCAGAAGGTCGGTGTAAACATCGGTGGTTTCGTTATCGTGTTCCAGATCCGTGAGGTTCTTTCCGTATTCGATGACCACACCCGTTTTTTGACCTCTGCCTTGATGATGAATGACGTGGAAGTTATCCCACTCGTATTCGCCACCCCACAAGTCCAGAAAAGAACCCGCCACACCGCCCAAACAAGCACGGACGCTCTGCGGTCTTGCAACCGAGAACGGCTTTGCTGTGGAATAGTCAGTGTGGCAGGTGAAATTGTGCGGTGTTGCGGTGTTTTGAAACACACGCTCCATTGCAAGGCTCGGAGAAATAGACTCTTCCTTCCACTGCAATGCAGCAACCGAGGAAAGGTCGTAGGAAATGTGCTGTGCGTATGCCGTTATTTCACCGTTAATTGGCGTTGAAATGCGGTAAATGCGGAACACCTGGTCTTTGGCGGTGTCGTTGGGTTTTGCCTTTACGAGCCGTTCTTCGGCTATCTCCTTGTAAAGGGGACCGTTGATAGGATACTTAAACTCGCACTCGAAGGCACCGTTGCGTTCCTCGGTTACCTCGCAGGAAGTACAATCCTTCAGAACACCGATGCCGAAAGAGGCAAAGTTGGTAGCGTTGGCTTTATACAGTACTGGAATCATATCGAACACCACCTTGGAGCAATGGACAGACCTTGGATGTCCCCGTCAAAAGAAAAAGTATTCTCACCGGGATACAGCAGCGGAAAGCCATCACCCTCAACGGTGTCGTTCTTCGGTTCGTTGCCTTTATAGCAGACCATCTGCTTGGAGTCGATTTCCACGTATTCATCGATGGCGGTGAATGTGAGCGTGGTATTGTTATCGGCTGATTGGATGGTCAGTGTACCTTTGCCGCCACCCACCACACGAATGATGGGATAGCTTGGGAACAGATACGGGTTGGTTAGGCTTTTGCCGTTGCCCACAAGCTGTGTCTTTTCTCCCGCAACGGAGTAACGGAACGGCTCACAGGAGAAACTGATCGTGAAAACACCGATGCGGTTTAGTTCATCCTCAATATCGAGTTTTCCGGCATATACAGCCTTGCGGGTAAACTCGGTATCGTAGGTGTCGGAAAGAGCATGGTATTGGTTCAACCCTGAGTACAGCCACCCCTTAACGGCTGTGATTTTCTGTGATAGTTCTGCGATGCTTTTCGCAGGCAGAAAGACCGAGTAGGTCACTTGGACATTGGGGAATCTGCCGTCCCCGGAAATCAAGTCACCGTGGCGACCGGGAACGGAAAAAAAGTCCGTTTCGTATTCAGGCGCAGAAAAAACATCCTTACGCTCAATGCGAATCCCCATATCCGAGGACTTAATGCCCTTATACACAAAATAATTCACGCAAATACCACCCCTTTCCGTTTTGCGAATTGTCCGGCAGTAACGAGAACCTCGTTAGTAAGCTGCTGAATATCCTCGCTTGAATAGTTGTTAAAGTTCGTAATGTTCAGCACAAGCTGAAGCACTCCGTTTTTAGCAGAGTCTGCAAGACCACCACTGACGGTGCCGTGAACGTTACCATCTACATTAAAGTCAGTAGGCAGTGCGGTTTCCATATCCTCGGCAAGGCCGTGCATTACATCGTTGATGTCAGCACTCATTGCTTCGGCAGCCTTTACGGCTTCACCACCGTTGGCATCAATGGAGCCGGACAGACCCTTAACGAGCATTTCACCGACCCAAGCCATCTCATCCGACGGAGAGTGGATACCAAAGAAGTCGCAGATGCCATCCCAAATGGAACTGATCCACCCGGACACTTTGTCCCACAACCAGGAAGCAAGTCCCTGGATACCTTCCCACAGACCCTTTACGATGTTTCCACCGATTTTTGCCATCTCACCAAACAGTGAGCCGAAAGCCTTAACAATGCCCGCAATAATCTGCGGTACGGCTTTTACGATTTCCACAATAATGGTCGGCAGGTTCTTGATCAGAGAAATAAAGAGTTCAACACCCGCCTTGATGATAAGCGGAATGTTTCCAATTACTGCGTTGATGATGCCGGAAATAATCTGCGGAATGGCGTTCACAATGGTCGTAATAATCTGCGGTAAAGCCTGAATGAGTGAAATCAAGAGGTCGATACCCGCTTGAATGATAAGCGGTATGGCTTCCAACACTGCAGTGATGATACCATCAATAATCTGTGGAATTGCCTCCACGATTGCGATGATAATATCTGGCAGTGCCGCCACCAATGAGGTTAGAAGCTGAATACCTGTTTCGATGATTTGCGGTATTGCATCCAAGATGAAATTGATGATGCCCATAATGATTTCCGGCAGTGCCGCAATCAAGACAGGAAGTGCATCAAGGATACCCTGGGCAAGACCCATAATCAGTTGCAGGGCGGCATCCAGTATCATTGGCAGATTCTCAATGAGGGTCTGCACAATTTGGATAACCACCTGAATGATGGTAGGAATCAATGTGGGCAGTGCGTTTGCGATACCCGTTGCCAGGGTAACAACTGCCTGCAAAGCCGTTTCCAATAACAGCGGAAGGTTCTCAAGAATGCCGGTCACAAGAGCCATAACCAGTTGTAAGGCACCTTCCGCTATTTGGGGTAAGGCTTCAATTAACCCCGTTAGCAGTGCAAAAATAATCTGCGAAGCCGTGTCGATAATTGTCGGAAGATTGTCGATAAGTGCCTGTGCCAGAGAGCCTACGATTTCACCCACGATTTCCAGGAGTTCGGGTAAGAATTCCATAATCATATCGAGGACTTTGGGCAGGATCTCACCGATGACATCGGACATCTTGCTGATATCACCGTTGGCGTCAAGGATACCGTTTGTAAACTCTCCAAGCAGAGCGTTGCCTTCGGTTGCAAGGTCAGTGAGTACCGGGAGAAGCACCGTGCCGAGAGCGTTTTTGGCAGCGGTTGCACCTACATTGAGGTACTGCAACTGGTCATCCAACGCACCATAAGCGTTCAGCATATCATCGCTGACAACGTAACCGGCAGCACGTGCTTGTTCACCGAGTTCGTTCATCCTTCCGGCACCCGCCTCAATAAGAGGGTTCAGTTCCTGGGCGGACTTGCCGAGGATTTGCATTGCAAGGGCGTTTCTCTCGGTTTCATTTTCAACCTTACCAAGGGCGTCTATGACTTCCCAATACACTGTGTCGGAGTCGCGCAAACTGCCGTCAGCGTTGGTAACCGAAACACCAAGTTTATCGTAGGCTTCCACTGACAGCTTGGTACCGTCTTGCACCGCCTTCATAGACTTGATTTGCTTTGCCATTGACTTGGTGAGAGTATCGGTCGATACATCCACCAATTCGGCAGCGTACATATACTCTTGGAGCTTGTCGGTTGCAATTCCCGTTACAGTAGATTCCGTAAGGACGGTATCGGCATAGGCCGCACCTTCTTTGGTCATCTCAATAAGAGCTTTACCTCCGGCAATGGCGGCAGCGGAAACGGCTGCGAAGGCGGCGGCAATAGTCGCAGCGGCAGCCTTACAAGCTGTACCGAGTCCAGAGAACTTGCCACTGGCATCGTCACTCTGTTCACCTGCATTTTCAACCTCATCACCGAACTCGTCAACCTTATCTTCCGCGTCATCGAACTCACGAGAGGCTTGGTCAAGGGCATCGTTATTGTCCTTGAGTTCACGCTCCATATTGTTAAGGGCAGCAGTAGCATTGTTAAGCTGAATCTGCCAGTTTTGTGTACGTCTGTCGTTCTCACCAAAGGAGGACGAAGCGTTCTCAAGAGCAGCACGGAGCGTTTCGATTCGCTGCTTTTGAGCCTCGATTTCCTTGTTTAGTACCTGGTTACGGGCGGTGAGGGCCTCGACAGAATTATCGTTCTTTCCAAATTGGGACTCAACGACCTTCATTTCCGAGCCGAGAACCTTAAAACTCTGATTGATATCCGCCAGAGCTTTCTTGAATTCCTTTTCACCCTCAAGCCCGATCTTTAGACCGAAGTTATCTGCCATTTAACCACCACCTTTCGTCAGATTCCGTCCGGGACAATGTCATCAATGAAGCGTTCCCGTTTCGGCTTGGCGATGCCAGTGTACTGTTTGTGGCACTCCCATAGGTCAAGGAGTAAGCCAAACGGCATCAGCCACACTTCATCCCAGGACAGATGAAGCTGACCGATGCCGTAATATAAAAGTCGAGTAAATAACTCTTCGTCACTTACTCGACCGCCGCGTTTTTTGGGTCATCCTCGCTCTGAATGTTACGCTTGGTGCCCTTAAACATAGCTTCGGTGATTGCCGCCTTAAAGGTAGCAAGATCTGCCGGAGTAGTGAGAATTTCCACATACTCTTCGGTGAGCAGATCACGAGGCTCATCCTTGTGCTGAATGTTGTGAACCAAGATGGACTGGTTTGCAAGCAAGGTGATGAGCCATACGATTTCACCGATAGCCATTTCAAAATTCTCACTCTTCATCAGCTTTTCACCCAGGTTCTCAAGACCACCGTAACGAGCAGCGATTTCCTTGGTGGCTTTGGTAGAGAGCAAGAGGGTGTATTCCTCATTACCAATGAGGATAGATGCGGTGCGTTCCTTATCCATAAATCAAGACCTCCTTATTCTGTCTTTGTGGGAGAAGCAGTGCCGTAGCTGGGTTCGTACACCTGCTTGTACCAGTTAGTGATAACATCCGCTTTGATTGCGGTGTCACCTTCAGTAGCCTCAACCTTCCAGGGATGCTTACCCGCACCATCCACCTTGTTACGGCGCATAATAGTGCCCTCAATGGTGGGAGTGTTAAAGGTGATGCTGTCACCCTTGGTAGCGAGTGCGGTCGCAGGAATACCGAATTTTACGCGGTACAACCAGAAGTAACGGTACTTGCCGTTAGACTTCTTAGCACGGAAACCGATAGCAACGGGAGTGCCGCCATCCTCTGCGGTGGAAACGACCACACCGTTATTATCGATAGTAGCGCCGGTGAGGTCGGAAGCAACGCTGCCGCCAAGGTCATCAACACCGAGGGAAAGAGTACCGCTTTTGAACTCCTTGACGATTTCGGCAGCACCGTCATCGGCATACAAAGTTGCTTCAGCCAATTCCACAGAAAGGTCTGCGGTCATAGCCTTGGCAAGCTGTGTAGGAGTTGCGTAGCTTTCGTTACCCTCGGCATCCTCGGTAATTTTGGAATAAAAGAGTTTATCAAGACCGATAGTTGCCATATAGGTTATTCCTCCATTTCGTAGTGATTGGCCACATCAATGTTGTAGTGATGATAGCCGGTCTCGGTTTCATAGCCGACATACTGTCTGCCGGTTATGGTAATGTCGGCAGCAATTAAGGCACGAACAAGTGCGTTCTTTTCCTTGGTATAGCTGCCTTGGGTGTATAAAGAAAGACGTGCCTCTTGCACGTCAATTTCGGGTTGATTATCTGCGTGAACAGTAAAGGAGTCCGTAAGCGGAACAACCACGATATATTTATCGGGTGCCTTATCCGTGAACACACCTGTTTCAATGGGAATGCCCAAGGGTTTAATGACTCTTTGCATATCTGCGAGAATACTCATATTTTGTCGACCTCCTCCTGAAACTTACGCTTCATAGCTTCTTCACACGATGATTTTGTAGCAGATTTCGCAGGTTTCAAGAACGGCTTTGCGGGCTGACCGTGTCTGCCATACTCGATAATATTTGCGATTTTCGCATTGCTTCCACCATCTGAACGAGGCTCGGAAAAGCCGATTTTAATGTTGTAGTTGCCGTTGCGGTCGAGCTTGACCGGTGTGAGTCCAAGAGAGCGTTCCAATTCACCGGTACTGCGGGAATCGAATTGTGTGCCTTTGCCGATGACAGAAGAAAGGTTGCTTTTTACTTTAGAAAGAACAACCTCACCACCGGCTGCTAAGACACGCTCGGAAATTTCGTCAGTTCGGTCGGCAAGCTTGGAGAGCTTCTCAAGAAAATCATCCGGCATTTTAACTTCAGCTTTTGCCAATGGAACTCACCACCTTTTTAGCAAGCACCTCCGTGTACATTCCACGGCTTTTGACGTCTTCGACAGAGGTGATGTCGAACCTGCCATCCTCACAAACAAGGATGTGGTCGGTAGTAACGTCAACGCCAGGAATGCTACGAAAGCGGAAAAGGTCTGTGGCTTCGGAGAAGGCAGCAAGATTAGCCCAACGCTGTGAGCCGTGTCGGCCTTCTCTATAGGCACGTACAGAAGCAAGGACTTTTTCGGAATTAACCACAAAGCCCTCGCTGTCTTTTTCTTTTACAATGGAGACAATCTCGACGAAGGTGTTCATTTTACCAAAGCTCATTTTTACACCTTCCAATCTCGGTCAAGTCTTAAAAGCAAATTGACCGTGTTCCACACTTGCTGTGCTGCTTGCGGATTATCCTGGAAGAAACCACCCGTACTACCGTCCCTCGACTCATAGAAATGAGATGTCAGCATAATAACTGCCTGTTCTGTAGTGGGCGGCATCGAGTGGTTTTTATAATGACCTTCCGGGATGTGCTGATAACTCTCCGCATAAGCGGTGGCAGCGGTGATGTAGCCTTCGAGCAGACCATCATCCACGCTATGCGTAAGAATTAAGTTGTCTTTTACTCTCTGGAGCAGATTTGCCATTCTACATCACCGCCTTTCAGTTACGCAGAGGCAGTGCCCTTCATCTGAAGAACCTTAACGGCTTCAGGGAGAATGAGCTTACCATCAAGACGCTTGGTGGCGAGGAAGCCAACCTGGCCGGAATCGGCATAACGCTCATTGAGGCGCTTGAAGGTGATGCCCTGGCGGTCACCGATCCAGTAGAAGTGGAGGTCACCGAACACGGCTACCTTGTTGCCGGCTGCGATGGTGGGAACGAAAGGAGAAGTGAAAATGGGTCTGCCGAGCAGGGTCTCGTGACCACCTTCCTGAAGAGCCTTCTGCCAGAGATACTGACCATCGTTGCCCTTGAGCTTGCGGATAGCAGCCATAGTGTCATCGTTGAAAATCCAGATTGCCTTTCTGCGGTAAGGAGCCTTTACGCTGTAGAAGAGATTGATAATCTCATCAGCGGTGATTGCAGTACCAGAGGCTGCAGTAACACCAACTTCAGCGCCACCCTTATCAGCGAGAATGCCGAGAGGTTTCTTCTCACCGTTGCCGTTGAAGAAAGCGTCCTCTTCCTTGTCGCCGATGCGGCGAGCAAACTCGGAAGCGAAATAGCTCTCAAGGTCAAAGGCAGAGTCGTTGAGCAACTCGTCAGACACCTTGATGATAGTGCCGACCTTGTGAGCATCAATGGTCTGCTGACCAAAGATGTCATCGCCCTCGGGAATAGTGCCTTCCTCGTCAATCCAGGATGCAGTACCTTTAGTAGTTACAACTGGAATCTTGCGGCTACCAGCTTCAGTCTGGAAAACGTGAGCGTGACCACGGAAGATGTGCTCTTCGTGGAGAGCCTGAACAAGGGTGTTCTCGAATTCGTCGGGAACGAGATAGCCGCCCTCGCTGTCGACACCTTCCTGGAGAGCATTGCGAACCTCATAAGAAACGCCGTTCTTGGAGCGGGTTGCGTTCCAGAAAGCATCCTTGTAAGAATCAGATGCAGTGCCAATCTTGGTGTCCACCTTTGCGGTTGCGGGTTTCTCGGTAATGGGAGCGGATACGGGCTTTGCAAGTTCGGCATCCATAGCTTCCATTCTTTCCATACGGGCGATTTCAACGCCCATCTTACCGATGTCGTTCTCCATGCCGGTGTAGATGGTATCATCTTCGGTAGAGAGAAAACCATTAGCGTCTCTGTGAGACTCTAAAAATGCTTTTGCGGCTTCAATAGCCTTGGCGCGTTTTGCACGCATTGCGATAATCGTCATAGCGATATCCTCCTTTAATATTTCATAAGATCGAGGCGTTCCATCAGTTCGCTGACGGATCTGCCGTGGGTGGGTTCGGTCTTGGGTTCAACCTTCGGCACAACTTTGGTTTCATCCTTGACCACGGGATTGGTTTTTGCGGTGATTTTATTAATTAGTGCCATTTCAACCGCTTTGCTGGAAAACGCAAATGCAGGAACATCGGCTACCGTTTTTTCATCGGTGAGGATTTCATCGGCAAAACCGAGTTCGATTGCTTTCTTTGCATTCATCCAGGTTTCGCTGCTCATAAGGTGAGACAGCTTTGCACGGGAGAGATTGGTGCGGATTTCGTAAGCATTGATGATGCTTTCCTTGACCTCGTTGAGCATTTCGATGGCTTTCTGCATATCGTCACTGTCACCGAAAGCTGCGGTCATAGGATTGTGAATCATCATCAGTGCGGTAGGTGCCATGAGCACCTTGGTTCCGGCCATTGCAATGACCGATGCCGCAGATGCTGCGATTCCGTCAATCTTAACCGTGACATTGCCTTTGTAGTCCATAAGCATGGTGTAAATCTGACTTGCGGCTACGCAATCACCACCGGGAGAGTTAATCCAAACTGTGATGTCACCACTGCCTGCGTTGAGCTCGTCTTTGAACATCCTGGGAGTGATGTCGTCATCGAACCAACTTTCTTCAGCAATAGTTCCGTACAGCTCAAGGACTCGCTCTTCGGGCTGACCTTCGTCCGCCAGATTTTTCCACGCCCAGAACTTCTTCGCTTGGGGTATCTTCATTGGTTTCTGTTTCCTCCGTTTCTGTAGGATTTATATCTGCATAAGCACCCGCACTACCGAGCGGAAGCATACTGCCGTTAATGAGGTACAAATCTCCGCCTTGTTCAGCCGGAATTCGGTCGAGGTTTTCAAGCTCACGAATGTCGTTAGCGGACATCCAGCCGTTCTGCCTTGCAATCGAATAGCCATTCATACGGCTTTGATAGTCACCTCGGAGCAGACCTTCAAGGTTGAATTTAATGAAAAACTCCTTCTTTTCATCGAGCGAGAGCAGAACTCTCATCATCGATTGTTCCCAACGGATAATCCACGGGTCGAGGGTGTATTTCACAAACTCAAGGGATTGCTGCTCAATATTAGAAAAGCTCGACTTCTCAAGGTCACCGACCATATGGGGCGGGACTCTGAAAATTCGAGCAATTTCATTTATTTGGAATTTGCGTGTTTCAAGGAACTGCGCCTGTTCAGGAGAAATGGAAATCGGTGTATACTTCATTCCTTCCTCCAAAACCGCAACCTTGCCGGAATTGGATGCACCGCCAAACTGGCTCTGCCACGCATCACGCACACGGCTGGGGTCTTTGATTGTGCCTGGGTGTTCCAACACGCCCGAGGGCGCTGCACCGTTAGCAAAGAACTTGGCACCGAACTCCTCGCAGGCAATTGCCATACCGATAGCGTTTTTTGCCATTGCGATGGGACTATAACCAACGAGACCGTCAAAGCCAAGTCCGGGAATATGAAGAACATCTGAAGGCTTGAGCTTTACCGATGCACCTTCCATTGTGTGAGCCTCTTCGTTAGAACGCTGATATGTGTAATAAAGCTGTCCGTTGCTGTCGCGGTCAACGGTCATCTTGTTTGGCATCAGCGGATAGAGAGCCACAACTTCGCCTTTGCCGTTACGGATGATTTGTGCGTAAGCGTTACCCCAAAGAAGCAGGTGCGTCATTAAGGTTTCTCGGAACACAAAAGAACTCATTTCCGGGTTCGGCTCATCGTGAAGCAAAAGGTAAGCGGATGATCCACAGCTTTCTCTTTGCCACCCGTGTCGGTGTACTTGTAAAGGTGGAGTGGTAGTCCTGCCACTGCTTCTGCAAGTATCCTCACACAGGAATAAACGGCGGTCATTTGCATTGCAGACCGTTCGTTTACAGGCTTGCCGGAAGTTGAACCACCCATAAAAAAGGTGTATGAACTACCGACCGTTCTGTTTTGAGGCTTATCTCTGGATCGGAACAATCCTGAAAAAATGCCCATCGTGATTCACTCCCTTCATATAAACAAAATGCCTCGGTCGTTATAAACCGAAGCGGTAGTATCATTACCACAGCGAATTGCACGGTCGAGCGCCATTATAGTTGCGACCGCACCGTCAATTTTCTCTGTGGATTTTTCTTTGTCCGGCTTGATGTTACCCGCCGGGTCGGTGCGGATGAAGATGTTATCCATCATCCAGCGAAGGACGGGTTGACCTCCGTGAGCGATTTTTTCTTCAAGCACCAGTTTCATCAGTTCCTTTGTGGGCGGAGACATATCCTTAAAGCCTTGACCGAAAGGAACCACCGTGAACCCCATACCCTCAAGGTTCTGCACCATCTGTACAGCGCCCCAACGGTCGAATGCAATTTCACGAATATTAAAACGCTCACCGAGCCGTTCTATAAACTTCTCGATGTAGCCGTAGTGAACAACGTTACCTTCCGTTGTGTTTAGGAAGTTTTGTCTTTCCCACACATCGTAAGGCACGTGATCCCGTCGCACACGAAGCTCCATATTATCCTCGGGTATCCAAAAGTACGGTAGGATAACATATTTGTCATCCTCATCGATGGGTGGAAACACCAACACCAATGCCGTGATATCCGTTGTGGAAGAAAGGTCAAGACCGCCATAGCATACACGACCTTCCAGGTCATCTTCGTTTACTGCGAAGGCACATTTATCCCATTTGTCCATCGGCATCCAACGCACCGCTTGCTTGACCCACTGGTTGAGCCTTAACTGCCGGAAGGAGTTCTCCTCACCGGGGTTTTGCTTTGCGGATTCACAGGCTGCGTGAACCTTGTCGATAGCAACGGTAATGCCGAGAGAGGGATTGGCTTTCGCCCAGACTTTAGGGTCTGTCCAATCGTCCTCTTCATTTGCACCGTAGATAACCGGGTAAAAAGTAGGGTCGATTTTTCTGCCTTCAATGATGTCCTTTGCTTTTTGGTGCAGTTCGTAACAGATGGATTTTGTATCCGTGCCTGCGGTGGTAATGTTAAAGAAACACGGCTGCATACGAGCATCGCCAGAGCCTTTGGTCATTACATCGTGGAGCTTTCGGTTCGGCTGTGTGTGCAATTCATCAAAGACAACACCGTGAGTGTTGAAACCGTGTTTGTTGCTGACGTCAGCCGACAAGACCTGGTAGATGCTGTTTGTCGGTAGGTAGATGAGTCGTTTCTGTGAATCAAGGATTTTTACTCGTTTTGCCAGTGCCGGACACATACGAACCATATCGGCAGCAACGTTGAAAACGATGGATGCCTGCTGTCTATCGGAAGCACAACCATAAACCTCGGCACGTTCCTCACCGTCACCACAAGTAAGAAGCAAAGCAACGGCAGCCGCAAGTTCGGACTTGCCTTGCTTTTTTGGTATCTCAATGTAGGCGGTGTTGAACTGTCTGTAGCCGTTGGCTTTCTTAATTCCGAATATGTCACGGATGATTTGTTCTTGCCAATCGATGAGTTCAAATGGCTTTCTCGCCCAGGTGCCTTTGGTATGACAGAGGCACTCAATAAAGCTCACCGCATAATCAGCGGCAGCCTTATCGTAATAAGAACCCTCTGCCATAAACCGAGTCGGCTTATAGTTTTTCAGTTTTCTGATATGCGGTCACCTCCTAAAAGGGTATAAAAAATAGCCGCCACCGAAACGGTGCGACTTGCGTATACGAGGAACAGAGCCTCACGGCTCTATCCCAGGGGGTATTGGGTTGTGGTTATTTTTGCAGTTGCTCAAAGCACCATTTCAGTGCGGAACCATTATCTTTGAAGGTTTCCTCGACTACTGCCCAGGGAACCAGGCGGCACTCAATGTCACCCAAGCCGGTGTCTTCCGGGAACTCGATGAACTCGTAGATTTCAGCGGTGAATCCGCCTTTCCAACTGATGTCGGTAACGAATACCTTGTCGCCGTACTGAACAACCGCTCCGTAGGATGCGGAAACATTAAGTTGCAGTTTTTCGATGGTGGTGAAGATGTCTTTTCCCATTGCACCGTCCTCCTTAAATGCTCATCATATGGATGGCAGGAACTTTTGCTCTTTCGTTCGTCATCCAATCGGTGTAGTTTGCGTTGACCTCGGTGATGCCCGCCATCTTGAAACCTTGCTTATCAAAGGCTGCGAGGGTGGAAATCAAACTGGAGAAGGTACTGCTGATGGTAAATTCGGTAATGCCGTTCTGGCGGAAGGTCTCTGCAATAGCCTCAACATCCTCATCCCAAATAACCTCGGAGAAGTCGATGAGGTCATTTTCTGCATCGATGCTCTTGCGGTATGCCCAGAATGCGGTAGCGTTGATGCCCCAATCCTTGAGGCTGTTTGCTTTCTCTGCAATGGCTCTTTCAAAAAGTGTAATCTTTGTCATAGTGTGTTCCTCCGTTTGTTTTGTTGTGAGTGTATATTACCGTCATTTGACCGATATATCCAGTCATTTTGGAGATATAAACTACACAATCTTTAAGGCAAAATAGTGTGTATATTACACCTTTTTATGCCTTGCCGGAGTCGTCCACCTTTCTGCAAACATCCTCACCGTAGGCAATGCCGAGGGAAGAACCACAATCCCACTTAACGTGGATTGTACCGATATCGTCAACGGCAACCACGGTGCCCTTGCAGCCGGGAACGAGCTTTGTGTTGAAGGGGTCGCTCATATGAACCAATTCAACACGGCACCCCTTGGGGTAGCGCTCTTTAAGACGAGCAAGCGTTTCTTTGCTAATACCGAACATTATTCATTCACCCCCTCGCTTTTGAATGCGGAAGATCCTGAAAGATTTCGGAGCAAAATTTTGCGGGCGGCTTTGTACTCGTTGCCGATAAAACCGAGCCGTAGGAGAAAGCATCGGAATGCGTATTTCTCGTTTTCGACTTCTTTCTCTTTTGCGTTTATACGCTTTTGATTCTTTGCCATATTGCATAAGGCTGTCACAAACTCCATATAGGTTTGAATTTCATCGGGAGTGCTGTCGGTCTTGAACCAAGGGAAATCCAAACGCTCACCGATAAGGTTAATAGGAAGGTCGTCCACTCCCAAGGCTTTCTTGATGAGGTTGCCTTTGGATTCGACCAGGTCAAAAAGGTTTTGCAGAGAGGCTTCGGTGAAGTCTGCCATGGGGATTTGAATTGCGATACCTTTGGGTGCATCTGCACTCATATCACTTTCAAATCCTTCATCGTAGAGGTGCTCAAGCAATCTCTCAATAACCTCGCTGTCAGCGCGGTCATCAAAAATGAGGTTGCCGTCTTTGTCGATGGTGAAGTAATCCACCTCGTAGGCAAAGCTGGGAGCGCCCAGGTATTTAACCTCTTCACCGAGCCACTTTGCAATTATAAGAACCATTCGTTTGCGTTCCTTGCCTGGAACATTGTACTTGATTGTCATTACTATGACCTCCTTGTTTTTTTGGTAGTCACATATTACCGTCAAGTACGAGATATATCCAGTTAATTCGCACACTATTCGGTGTAGAATATGTAGCCTTGTTCTGTAGGTTAAATTGTGTAATGTACACGCCACATTGACATTTGCTGTTTTTCGTGCTATACTGTACCCAACCTATAAAGAGTGCGTGAGGGACAAGCCCTGTGACCGCCGACAACCTGCCGAAAGGTAAGGTGCCAATGCTTGAACGATAGGGTTATATGAGAAACTCTGCAATCCTGTCGTGACGATAGGATTGCTTTTTTACGCTCTCTTTAGGTAATTCACTTAAAGGAGCGTTTTATTATGCGCAAAATCAAAGACCTCATCAATCCCAACCAGAAGGTATACATTCTTCTGAAAAACAGCGCTATCCGTTATCGCTTTATGAGCGATGCGGAACTGGAGGGTATCACCTACGGGGATGGAGCGAAACCAACCGAAAGACCCGTAGATGATATAATGTCCCTTCAGCCAGACGGCACCATCTGTTTCCTGGGTTGGGCAGGAAGGATGTGTTACCACCATAGCAGTAACGCTGTCGTTCGTATCGATTATGAGAAATACATTTCTGCAGCAACGGACTATATAATCAATTTGCGTTGAGATTGTTGTAGTAAACGATGCCGGAAAGCACGAAGAACACACAAGGCAGTGCGACACCGTTGCCCCACATCTTATATTCCGCAGCGTCGGAATGTGGATCTGTGAGCCACTTCCTTATCTGCTTGAGGGATTTGGGTTTCGTAGAGTTGCCAACGATTCTGCGGTGGGTCTCAAAAACATCGTACCAATAACGGATATCATCCATCGTAGGTTCTGCAATGCCGAGGTCATCACACCACCAATCCGGGAAACCTTGGAGTCTGGCACACTCGGTAGGTGTAAGTCTGCGGACGGTGTAGGTTGCTTCAACAACACCGTTATGATGACCAGGGCAAGTTCCGTTTACGAGGGTGTTGCCACAATCCTCAAGGAAATACTGCCCAACATCACGAGTAGCAGACGGGTCAAAGCCATAAGGTGTCGCAACAGCGCCCGGTCCTTTCGCAACCAGTGTCGGTTGTCTTTCAGCAGAGACCGAAGGTGTGAACTGTGCGTTTTTACCTTGGTTAAATGCATCACGACCAATGCCGTAACATACAGCGTTGGGGTCTTTGAAATCTCGCGCCATAAGAGTAGGAGAAGTATCCTGGGTTACTTGCGTGAAACTTCCCGTGGTCATTGCATAAACAGCGTGGCGGTCAACGGTGTTTAAGGTATACATCACATCGGATTCCTTATATCCATCTCCCTGATGGGAAGGACGGGTGCCGTTGCCTTCGATTACAAAAGTGCCACCCTCAACGCATACCGCGGGTTCACCGCCGTGGGTGCAAGCAAGTGTCGGAGAAACATTCTCGCTGATACTGCAAGAACTCTTTCCACCGCCTTGGTCTACACAAACCACAGCAATGCCACCTTGATTACAACCAGGGTTTCCACCGTTGCCATCAAGGGTGCGAGAGGTATCAGCTTCATAGATTCCGCTGTGGGGGTTGGAGGATTTCATAGCATTGCTATCCTTGGCGCTGATGCCGTATGCCTGGAGTACACAGTTAAAGTGGTTCTTGTCCGGCATACGCTGACTACCACCTGCGTTGTGTGCGGTTAATGTAGAAACAATTTGACCACCATCCCAACTACACGGTTCAAACAAGGTTTGGTCATTGTTGCAAGCGAGAGTTGCAGATTTGTTTTCCTGAATCAAAGCACCTTTTCCGCCACCTTCACAGCCGGAACGGATTTTCATAACGAGAGGAACATTGCCACCGCCGGTCCCCATACGGGAAGTGAGTGTTTGCACTTTATCATCGTCCGAAATAGTAACACGGCTGTCGGCAGGATGGTTTTCCAAAGCAACCGCAGCCGGAACAACTCCGGCACGGAGTGTCGGTGAGGTTTCCTCCTCGTAACCAATGGTTCTGCTTTTAGCAGAATGTTCGGTACAGAACCCGGCGGCTTCCATCACACAAGGTGGATGGTGTGCCTCGGCGCGGAGGGTTGCGGTGACCTCATCGGTAACATCCATTCGGTTGCCACCCTGGTCGTTAAGCACGATACCGTTGCGACCCGTGGACATACCGCAGTTAACACCGAGGGTGGATGAAACATCCCCGGTTAAATCTCCGTTGTATCCATCGAAGCCTGACGCTCCAAAGCAACTCGCAGAACCTCCGGCAGTTCTTTGCCACGCACGGAAGCTCTCCGCAGAATACCCTGACAAGCCTTCTGACTTAAAAAGTATGTCCGGGGCACTCCCACCTGCAAAATCTGCGACAAGGTAGATGCGGCGTCTGCGTTGGGGGACTCCCCAATATTGAGCATCGAGAGTTCGGTAAGCAACGCTGAATCCGTCTCCCAGGTACGCGTCTGCGTAAGGCCATCTGCCTTTTTCAGGCATAGGCACCTCGGTGTCCGGCTCTGCGATACCGATGACCGCTTCGAGGACGGCTTTGAAATCTTCGCCGCCGTTTGAGGAGAAGGCGCCGGGGACATTCTCCCACACGATGTATCTTGGGTATTTACCATTTGTGGCACTCCTCATTTCTTTAATAATGCGGATGGCTTGATAGAACAGCACGGATTGCTGTCCTTCCAGACCGGCTCGTTTTCCCGCCACCGACATATCGGTGCAAGGCGAGCCGAAGGTGATAATGTCCACGGGGTCAATCTTCCCGCCATCCATAGTGGAAATATCACCGTAGTGTTTCATAAAGGGCAGCCGCTTGGTGGTAACCCTAATAGGAAACGGCTCGATTTCCGATGCCCACACAGGGGTAATACCGGAAAGCAAGCCGCCTAAAGGAAAACCGCCCGAGCCGTCAAATAAGCTGCCGAGCGTCAATTTATTCATTTGCACCTCCAACTTCATCAAAGCTGTAAGTCAAGCCATCACGCTGAACCTTTACATCTTTGGAAGATCCAACCTGCTCAATGTAACGCTTTACGATTACATCGCAGAACTTCTCATCAAGCTCGATGGTGTGGCAAATGCGTTCTGTCTGTTCACAAGCAATCAAGGTACTGCCGGAACCACCGAAGGGGTCAAGCACAACCGTGTTGCTCATAGAGGAATTCATAATGGGATAAGCCAAAAGCGGAATCGGTTTCATCGTAGGATGGTCGCCGTTCTTCTTGGGTTTGTCGAACTCCCAAATGGTGGATTCCTTACGGCCGGTGTACCACTGGTGTTTACCTTTCTTCTTCCACCCGAAGAGAACGGGTTCGTGCTGCCACTGATACGGAGAACGACCAAGCACCAGGGATTGCTTTTTCCAAATGCAAGTGCCGGATAAATAAAAACCCGCATCGACAAAAGCCTTGCGGAAGTTAAGTCCCTCGGTATCTGCGTGAAATACGTAGATAGAGGCATCGGCAGCCATAGCACCTTCGGTGTTCTGGAAAGCCGCCAGGAGAAAATCGTAAAATGCGGTGTTCTCCATATTATCGTTCTTAATTTTACCAGCAGAGCCTTCGTAATTGACGTTGTAAGGCGGGTCGGTAATAACGAGGTTCGCCTTGACACCATTCATCAGAAGGTCAAAGGTTTCTTCCTTGGTGCTGTCACCGCAAACAAGACGGTGTCTGCCGAGCATCCAAAGGTCACCCGCTTTGGAGAAGGTAGGCTTTTGAAGTTCAGCCTCAACATCAAAATCATCTTCTTTGACACCTTCCTGGAGCGTTGCCTTGAAAAGGTCATCAATTTCACGGGGGTCAAAACCCGTGAGGGTTACATCAAAATCTTCGCCCTGCAAATCAGAAATGAGCAGAGCCAACTTGTCCTTATCCCAATCACCGCTGATTTTGTTGAGAGCGATGTTGAGTGCCTTTTCCTGTGCCTCGTCCATTTCGACTACAACACACTCGGTCTCGGTGTAGCCCATATCAGCAAGAACCTTCAAACGCTGATGGCCACCGACTACGCGCCCCGTAGTTTTATTCCAAATGACCGGCTGAACCATACCGAACTGCTCAATGGAGCGTTTCAGCTTTTCGTATTCATCGTCACCGGGTTTCAAATCCTTACGGGGGTTATAGTCCGCAGGAACAAGGTCGGTCAGTTTTTTGTTTTCAATTAACATTAAACCAACCCCCATTCCGCAAACTTCTCAAAGCCACCGAGAGAATGGATGTAGTTTCTTGCGGTTTCCACAATATTGGAATACGGAACACCACCAACGGTATCATCCCCGATGGCGCAGCAGAACTCAACGGGAGCATTGTAATGCTGGGCAAGCAGCCAGGCGTAAATGTTCACGCTGACATCAGCCTTGGAGAGGTCTTTGCCGTGAAGTCCGCCACCAGTAACGGAGTCGGCCATATCACTGCCGAGCTTTCTGTTGGTAGCACCAGTATCAACATCCGTGCCGCCGGTCCAATCGCCGAGCGGATTGATTTCGGCATTGGGGAAAGCACGCTGAAGGTCATCCTTGTTTGCGTTGCTTTGGCAGATAATCAATCTGTCATTATTTAAGATAAACTTGCCATCAAAGGGGTACTTTTCAAAAAGGTCTCTCGCAAAAACAGACAGTTCGTTCTGTTCTTTGGTGACGGGCATTCCTTTGAAGATACCGTTATCACCGCAGCGAATGGCATCCTCCTGGTTACGGGCAAGGTGCTTATCCTGGGGAACGATAACGATGTTGCACATAAGATTGCCACCGATGCGGTGGATGGCTTTTGCAACATCCACTTTATCGATGGCAGCGGTTGTTTCAATGATTGCGTGGCAGGTGCCGTGACCGATGAGGACTTCGACAGCCACCTTGGGGTTTTCATCAACAACGTAAGCCAGGTCAACAATGGCACCGGCAATTCTGTCAGCCACCTTGTCAGGGTGAGCGGGATTTACTTTTTCAAACATATTAGTTTCCTTTCCGAGCGGAGAGCAACCGCTCCATG